GTTGTAGATGACGATACCAGCACACCATCTTTAAACAGCCTATGTGTCGTACCATCCCAATTCAAAACGATGTGATACCACTGACCAGTAGTAACAGTAGTAGTTAAGTAGACAGTTGCTCCGTTTACCCGATAAACTAAATTTCCACTTTGGCTACCAAACAACATACGCCCTGAAGTTGACCCACTATATTGAGAGCAGATCATACCCATGTCGCTTGATGTACCAGTAGAGTTCCAATACACCCAACATTGCAACTCCCAACTAGCTAATGCGTCATTTAGAAACGCTTTGCCAGCCGTAAGATAGGTACTGCCGTTGAACTCTAAAGAACCAGTACCAAACTTTTTTGTCGTTGTAGATACCGTTACAGCGTTAGCTGTCACTGTTCTACTAAAACGAGAAGTATCAGTAAGTGTATCTCCAGTAAGGTGCAACTCAGACCAGCCATAAGGATAGTCAGTTCCTAGCGCAATACCGTTGTTGATGGTCTGAGCAGAGCCGTTACCGGTATACAACCACGTCGAGAACACGTCCTCGACATAAACAGGAGACGCCGCTTTGGCTGCACCTAAGAGTTTGTTTGCCAACATCAGTTATTCCCTACCCGCGCGCCGTAGACCTGACTTCCTACTTTCCACAACACGATAGTCGTGTAGCCCGTCGTAGCAAGTGTGGGCGCAGTACCTGAGTCTGTTTCCCACACAACACCAGAGCCACCAAATGTTGCGTCCGTCCACGTTAGTGTGTAAGCAGTGCCGTCGTCCACCATTAAGGTAATAGACTCACCAGCAGCAAAGTTAGTCGCCTTCGGAGTACGGCTTGCGCCCAAAGTGATTAACTGAATTGAACCATTGCCGGGGTCGATCTCAAACGCTGCACCGTCAGTAATCGTATAAACGTCTTCTAGTATTGTTCCAGTAATCGCAGGGTCAGTTAGCGTCTTGTTGGTTAGCGTTTGGCTCGTGTTCGTGCTGGCGACATCGGTAAGCGTGTTGCTACCAAACGCAATCGTCTTATTCGTCAGCGTGAGTGTGTTGCCCGCTGTGACGATGTTTGTCGGCGTAATGATCGCGGATAAATTAGCCATTGCTTACTCCGAGGCTGGCGGTTCTGAACCCGCTGTCGATGGGGCGGGGATGTCAACAGTTACTAATACTTCTGGTTGCTCAAGCGCCGGTGAATCAACTTGATCTGATGTATTGGTCGGCAGTGCGCACTTAATCCACTCTTCAGTAGACTGCGACCAAGACCATTTGTAGCCTTCTTCATCAGCAGGTTTAGGATCGCGGATAACCCAGCCCGGAGGGTACCACCAGACGACTTCCTTGCCTTCGGGCGCGACAGGCTCGTCAGGCACTCCGATCCAACCATACGTGTCATCCATTCTTGGCTTTGGAATAGAACCGTTTTTAGAGTAGAGCATGGTCAGTCCTTACTTAACAGGAAGCGCAACTGATGGCGGAGTAAAGTTAGCTGTGTATCTTGCGTAGCCTTTGGTTACTCGTAGATCATCGATGTAGCCAGTAAAATAGTTACTAGAGTGGCTAATTCCTAACTGTAACGCACCAGCAGCGTTGTAATCAGCAGTATCACTTACCGACCCATCAACAACACCGTTAACAAAAAGTCTAACTGTCCCACTGGCGCGCGTAACTGCAATGTGATACCACTGACCTGTGGCTAAAGTAGTGCTGCCTGTTAATAGGTTTACTGGAGATTGGGGCGTGGTTCTGCCCCATTGTAATTTGTTCTCAGGGTATATATAGAGAGTCCAGCCAACTCCACTACCCCAAAAGATAGCTGAACCACTTGCAAGCGAACTCCAATAAATCCACGCTTCCATTGTGAAATCACTTGTTCCAAAAGTTACCCATTGATTGTTTGGAGAAGTTAAATAATCCCCCGTCCCATCGAAGTACATACTCGACCCGCCGAACTTACTCTGCGTCGTGCTGATCTGCGCGTTGCCTACAGTTTCAAGGACGTTCTTTGCTGTAGCGTCTGTGATGCCAGCGTTGGTGTAATTGAGTAGCAGCGATGTGTTTGTGATGGCTGTGAGTGGTGCTGTTGGCGGGGTAAAAGCGGCAGTGTAGACGGCAGTGCCTTTGACAACACGAAGATTTGAAATATATCCTGCTATATCCCGCCCATTCGTCGGATCGCGCCCAATAGTTAAGTTGGTGCTACTGCTTGACCAGTTGGTTGAATCAGAAATAGAACCATCCTGAACACCATTTAAATACCATTTAGCAGTGCCGCTAGAACGCACTATAGCAAGATGAACCCATTGATTTGTTGGGATCGTCGTGGTCGTATCTAAAATTGCCGCAACGCCATAATTGTTGTACCTCAATTTGCCGCTAACAAAAAACAGTTGAACGGTCCCACCTGCCCCGTCGTGGACGTATAAAGTGTCAAAATTATCAATCGCAGTAAAGTACGCCCAAAATTCAATCGTGAAATCACCAGTTCCAAAGGCAAAATTTGATGAAGCAGGGATTGTTAGGGAGTCTCCGCTTCCATCAAAGTACCCACTACCACCTACTGTTGATACGCTGTACGGATCAGTAGGCGCGAACGGGCTGAAGGCTTGGACGGATGGAGCGCCAGTTACTGTAATAGCAAAGTTGTTGGTACTGTTGTCGATGAAGCGGTTGCTTTGACAGGTTAGAAGTTGGGTATTGGTAATAGCTGTTAGCGCAGTCGTTGGCACTGTAATTGTCGCGCCTGAATATACTCCAGTTCCTTTTACAACTCTCAAATTAGATATATAACCATTGGCGTAATAGTTTGCGTAACTTGCGCTTTGCCCGATACGTAAACCTGTAGCAGTCGATCCAAAATCTGCCGTATACGACGAACGATAAACTCTGGTTCCGTTTAGATACATGTCTGCAATACCAGACGACCTTTGCCAAACAAGGTGATTCCATTGATTAAGTGCTGGCGTATTTGCTGTTCCAGAATAAATATCAGTGCCAGAAGACCCTGCGTACATGGTCATGCCACCAGAACCAACTGACCCAAAACCCCAATACTGGTTGATGCCTTCGCTAGCGCAAATAATAGTAAATGACCCTACTTGCGAAGAAATGTACGCCCAACACTCAATAGTAAAATCACCTGTACCAAAGTCAAAAGCCGTTGCACTGCTGCACGTTAACGCTGTTGACGCGCCGCCATCAAAATAATTTCCCCACCCCGTCTGACTAAACGGCGAGAACGTACCCTGCGTTGTGTTACCGTTACGAGTGACGGTGAAGTTATTGGTCGAGCCATCTAGGAAAGTGTTGTTCTGCGCTCCGTTCGTACCGTTGCCGGGGAGTAGAAGCGTGACGCGATTGAAATATTCGTCTGCAATGTTAATAAACGGCCAAATTCCAGCTTGCCTTGCTTCTTGAACTTCGGAAGGCGACCAAATACCTGACGCTAATTCCGTCGTAGGTAGATTTAACCGCCCAATCCGCCCGCCGTTACCGCGCCTCATTAGCTGATCTCCTCATAGCTGCAAACCGCTTCAAGATCATTAGCAGCGCTAGCAGTCAAACGTAAGCTATCGCCTTCTTCGAGATAAATTGCTTTGCTAAGCACATCAAGCACCGCGTCTGCTGGGACAACTACTGTAAACGCAATCCTATAAGCAGTTGAACTGCGGAACAGATCGACTGTGATATCAGCAGCGCTAGTACCATCTACGTTAGATACGTAGAGTGCGTTGACTTTGAATACCTTGTTGCTACCGGAGTTGTTAGTGACAATTGCCGTAGCAGAAGTTCCGACTGCTTGCACAGCCGTCTTGCCAATAATGGTTGCGACGTTGACGATATTAGGTGCTGCCATGATTAACCTCCGAAGACAATTGCCATCGCGATGGCTTTACCTGTGTTTATGCCAGCTTGCCCGCCGTTACCACCAACTTGAGAATATATTTCCCAAGTAGTGCCGTCGTAGACGAACTGGACATTAGCGCCGTTTATATCGCACACCAAGTTTTCAGCTAGCCCAGCAATTGTCGAACCATTGCGGCCTACTGTGACATTATTTGTGCCCCACACCCCACCTGCATCGGCGACTACTACTATAGCCCCAGTTGAAGGAGAAGCAGGAAGCGTTACTGTAAATGCGCCACCGGTAGTATCAGCTAACACACCTTCGTTAACAGCAGCGGTGTAGTTGGCTGTTTTATAGACATACGTCAGTGTGTTTCCAGTAGCCCCTGTAGTGCCAGTTGGGCCTGTTGGACCAGTACCACCCTGTGAACCCGTCGAGCCTGTAGGACCAGTTGGACCTACATCGCCTTGTACACCTTGCGCGCCAGTTGGACCAGTTGGACCTACAGCACCTGTTGCGCCTGTGTCACCAGTTGGGCCAGTAGGACCTACCGCGCCGGTAGCGCCAGTAGCGCCGGTAGCGCCAGTGCTTCCTGTTGGGCCGGTAGGACCTACGTCGCCTTGAACACCTTGTATACCCTGAACACCTTGTGGGCCAGTGGGACCTACATTGCCCTGATCACCTTGTGGGCCGGTTGGGCCTGTTGGTCCTACAGCACCAGTTGCGCCTGTGTTACCTGTAGGACCTGTTGGGCCTACATCGCCTTGTACACCTTGTGCGCCAGTAGGACCCGTTGGACCAACATCACCCTGAACGCCTTGTATACCTTGTGTACCTTGAGGACCAGTCGGGCCAGCGTTGCCTTCTGTACCCTGCGGGCCAGTGGGGCCTGTTGGGCCAACATCACCTTGCGCGCCAGCTGTACCAGTTGGACCTGTAGGACCAGCAGAGCCTTGAGGACCTGTAGGGCCGATTTGTGTGTAAGTAACCTGTTGCGTTGTCACAATCGCGCTCGGCGATTGTGGTGTTGTAGGTGTAGTGCCAGCAGGGATGGTTTGCAACGAAACATTCGTACTCTCGGCTTGCCACATTATCTGAACGTAATCGCCAGCCACCACCTCAAAGGTGTAATTGCAAATAGCGATTAAATTACCGGGGCTTCCACCATGACTCGATGGGACAGAGTAATACGAAGTCGAATCAACAACGTCTACCCCGTTCTTGCGAATCCACACGGACGCGGCATGGGCTTGGTTATCCGCGTTTTGCATCTGCAACGAATAGGTGAAGTTGTACACCCCATCGTGCGCGTAGGTAATCTCGTTGCCGTCGACAATGCTAACGCCGTTGCTATCAGGGTCTTGCCCATTCAAGTTCACAGTGTAAGCTGTAGTTGTACTTGTAATGGTTTGGTCCGTCGTGTCGTACGCGCCCAACCAATACGCGATCACACCACCAGTTCCAATCGGGCCTTGCGCACCCGTCGGACCAGTCGGCCCTGTTACGCTAGCTCCTTGCGAGCCTGTCGGGCCAGTTGGGCCGGTATTACCTTGTATGCCCTGTTCGCCCTGTGGGCCAGTTGGGCCAGCAAAACCTTGTTCGCCCTGTACACCTTGTGGCCCAGTTGGGCCTATGTTGCCCTGATCACCTTGTGTGCCAGTTGGACCTGTAGGGCCAGTTACGCTGTTGCCTTGCGCACCTTGCGCGCCAGTTGGACCTGTAGGACCAGCAACATTAGACGCTGCACCAGTAGGACCAGTAGGACCAGCTACACCTTGTTCGCCTTGTATGCCCTGTACACCTTGTGGCCCAGTAGGGCCATGATCACCTTGTACACCCTGAGAACCAGTCGGTCCCGTTGGGCCAGTAGGCCCTGTTAAACCAGCTACACCTGTTGGACCTGTAGGTCCGGCTGCACCAGTCGGGCCAGTTGGGCCATTAGCAGGACCTGTAGGACCAGCAGAACCAGTCGGACCCGTAGGGCCAGCGGAACCAGCAGGGCCAGCGGCGACAACTTCAACAACAGTAGTGATCGGTTCACTTACTACAACAGTGCCATCTTCTTCGATAACTACTACGTTGGTAGTCATCGTGTCACCTCTTGAGATACTGTGACGCTACCTTCGATAAGTCGTGTAACTACACCACTACCAGATATAAGCTCAAGATCGTATACACCGGTAAGCCAAGTAATAGCCGAAGTGTCAGTAGCTGACAGAGAAATAGTTACCTTGCCATTTGAGCCGTCAATTACTAGCTTGCCATTCTCAGTGGTAGCAGACAGCAAAACGGTAGTAGAAGGTCTAGTCTGCCGCACTTGCATGCGCGCGGTGTATCCTGTGATATTAATCACATTACCGTCGCTGTCTTTCCAGATGATTGGCAGCGAGAGCGTAGCGCCTTGCTCAATGTAAAGGTCGTAGCTACCAGCAGACATGATTACTCCTTATGGTCTGATCATGCGCACTTGCATGTGCACATTTCGGCGGTCGCGGATACGCGCGTTTGTCACGCCTTGTTCGTAAATATTTTTATGTAAAGCGGCCATGTCTGGGCTAGACCATTCTTTGCCCGGAGTACGAGTGATGCGGTATATCGCGCCACTGACTAATACATCCGCCCATGTCTCGTAAAGCCACGAATCAACACCGTCGGCAACGCGGGATGGCTTTAGCGCAACTTCGCCTGTCAAGGTGTACGCATCGTCAGGCGTAAAGAACAGGCGAATGTTTTTATCGCTCTCGATCCAAAAATGCGTTGGCTGACCGGTACGGGTTAAATCTTCTGGGTTGATAAGGCGTGGGTCCGTGTGCTCTAGCTTTCGGTTGTCTACAAGAAGCCACAGCACAGACTCAATAATCACATTTATTGTATTCACCACAGGGTAAATAGAGACATCTTCCTGTGTGTAACTGAGATCAATCGGCGCGCGCCACACGTGTGTACGAGCGCAGAAGTCTGCCGCCACGGCAGCTAAGTTTGACTCAATAGTCGTATGGGGGCACCCGGGGATATCGGGCGTAATAAGCGGAAGAAAAGTATCCCAAGTAACTAGAGCCATTATCTAACCTCCGGGGACTCTTTTGCTTCACCACTGTCGATACCATTAATAGCATCTGCCATAGCTTGATAATGCGCCATAGCTCGCTGCGCGTTACCCGCTTGCTCAGCGTCTTTGCTATATGCACGGTACAGCATGTAATCAAGCAGAGGGTTAGCGTAGGTATCGTCCAAATTAATGGTCGTAGTGGTCGCTGGGTTCATCAGCTGCGCTTCTGTAAGCGTGTGCGCCGCAGGGAATGTGGAGTAGACAATCTCCACTTGTGCTGTACTTTTTGCTGGAGGGTAGACCAAGAACTCCTTGGGGAGTCTACGGTCGTACATGTATTTTTCTATGTTGATCGAAGTCGCTTCCGTATTCCACCCGGGCAGCTGATCATCCATAGTCTTTCTATCGACAAGTCGAATAGTCTTCTTGTTCGAAGTTGCTGCTACGTTCGAGATAACTTCCAATAGCCGCTGCGCGTTTGCAACAGCAGTAATTGTCTGGCGATAACCGGTAGCGCAAGTAAAAGTTGCGACCTGAGCATTTGCATCAGGGCGACGATTGATAATCTCTCTGTACCCGTCGTTGAGCCAATACTGAAGCTCTGTAGCGGGCCAGCGAGCCGCCGTTGGGTCCTTTAACAGAACAAGCGCTCTAGTTATTAGGTCAACAACTTTTACTGTCGCCATGTTGGTGTTCCTTAGTTAGACAACCCGATAGGCTCAGTATCAGGAGGAGCTGGCTGTTCCTGTTCTTCTACAGGAGCAACTTCCTCGCTAGGAAGTTCAACTGATTCTACTATAGCCACTTTTGCAGGTCTACCACGCTTACGAGGAGTTTCTTCGCTATCTTCAGCCGCCAGCGCCCGACCCTCTTCGGTAAACACCATATCGTCACCGTTGAGCTGGCCGAGAATTACCCACTGCCCGTCGATTCGTGCGCGCGCCTTACCACGGCAAACTTCGCCACCAAGTTTTTCTACAAGGTCGTAAACAGTCATCCAGTCCTCCAAAAAATTAAGGGGGGCCGAAGCCCCCCAGTTTTACTGCTTAGGCTGGGGTTGCCACAGAGCTGAGCATGGCGATCCAAGTCAGGCCGGTAGACCCGATCTGGATGCACTCTACAGCTTGCTGCTGGCCTACCACCAAAGCGGCGTTAGCTGCTGCGCCGTTGATGGTACCGCCGACCGGTGGGTACACCTTGATGTCCTGAGCGGAATCGAGGTTAGCGATCACTATGCGTGACTGCGCTGACATGCCTTCAGGCAGAATAACGCCATCGTTGTCTGCGGCCACTGTAGTAACGGTAGCAATCGCGCCAGTAATAGCGGCTGCACCTGCTTGGGTTTGGGTAGTGCCAGCGGTAACGCCGGTCTGTACACCACCAACAATAGTTGGGAACTGAGTACCTGCCATGATTTTCTCCTTAATTAAGAGGAAGAGGGGGGCCGAAGCCCCCGTCTATTACGATGCCGAACCGACTTGGGCCAGAACCAGAGCTTCTGGCTTAACAACCTTGCGGCCATAAACTGCCAGACCGCGAACGATGTCGCCGAAGTCAGTTTGGTTACGCAGAGGCTCAGTCTTGTTGACAGTCATCGCGAAGCCAATAGCGTCTTTCGTACCAGCGATCATGGTACGGCGAGCTTTGGCGTTCGAGACTGTGCCACCAGTTGCGGTGTCGGACAGGCCAGCCACCAGTGCTTTACCAGCAGCACCTTTCGGGAGCAGGTTCGATACATAGACCGTGAAGCGGTCCAACATACCAATCTTGCCCGAACGGATGGTGCTCTCTGGGTCGCCAGTGAAGTACGCCTGAGCAATGTTCGACTGCATCAACAGATGACGGTCAAACGGAGAAATCAGCAACCAACGGCCAGTCTCAGGGACGTTTTGCTCGTCCAGAACCGACGACATACGCAGGATGGCGTTCAGCACGTTAGCAGCGCTGGACTGGTCAACCGGAGTGGTGTCAGTGCCGAGGTTATAAGCAGCGGAGATTGCACCTGCCGAACCACCTTCGTTTGCA